TGCTACTTCCGGCACATCTAAATTTCAAATTGTGAATGCTTTGCTGAAAGCTGGATTCACACGCATTGGGATTGCAAGTTCATTTGTGCATGTGGACTCAGACCCTGCAAAGCCTGCCAAGGTAATCTGGACATACTAATATGACAAACGAATTAAGGGAGGAGCTTGTTAAATTCATACATGATACTCCTGCCTATGGAGCTATCATAATTACTAAGTTGTCAAATCCAGAGCCTCATTTCTACAATCCAGTTGAGGAGTGGCTCTACCATCACGGTTGGTCAATCATTCTGATTTATCGCCTCTACCGGATGATAATTGACATACATAAGGAAAACATGCAACAAGTGATGTTTTATAATGATAATGGTGATTTTGTCTCTATGACTCTCTATGCTAAAAAAATTCAGCAAATCAAATCCATATTTAAATGAAAATTTCAAGAGACACATTTGTGACACTGCTGGCATTTCTATTATACATAGCAGGAGACATCTATATTGCTCGCAATGCTCACCAGAAGCTGGACAAGCTCATTAAAGACAATGAGGAATGGACGGCAGCAGCATATTGGAAGAGTGCCAGAACAGAGGGCAGAATTGATAGTCTTAAAGTTGAGACAGAGGCACTGGCTAAGACAGTTATCTACCTTGACTCATGCCAGAACAACAAGACACAGAAGCAGGACAGAGCAGAGAGGAGGGGCAAGTTCGTGGGAGGACTGCTGAAAGGACTGTTTCCAGGGCTGTGAGCCATCATGCCCTATTCAGCAAGCGCATGCAAGTCTATGCCTACACTTGCACCTCTGTGGTCATGGTAGGCTTGCTACTAGGTGTAGGTTGGCTATATAAGATTGAGAAAGTACAGGCATCAGATTCGGTTCTGATGTTTATTTTAGGGCAGGTATTGAGTGCCTGGGTAGCCTTGACAAATAAGATATTTCGCATCACTGCACCTAATATCGGCAGTGCTGATAATTAGTTATTTTTGTGATTATGAATTGCCTCCAGAACTACATCGGACTTAAAGGCTGCACTGCTGGTGAGCCATTGTCTGGCATATACATCAATGATTATCCGGGCATGAGTTCGGAATTGCTCGATAAGATTGCCACACCGGAGCAGGCTAGTTATGTGGGCATGTGGAACTCTGCTCAGTCTGTGAGCTACATCAGGATCAAGAGAGACATTCAGGCTGCCTTATTCACATCAGCAGAAGCTCAGCTGGATCAGGTGCTATTTCAGTCTAACAAGCAGTTTGTCCAGCAATGGCAACAGATTACAACCGTACCAGCAGAGGCAATCCTAAAGGGTGCATTTGTCAGTGTTCAGGGGAGTAAGTATCTGGCATTGAGAGTTAAGCAGATATATGTTTACAATGCCGGTGCGCCTGTTGCCGGAGTGCCTTGGTATATTTATCAGACTCAGGATGGTAAGTTGCTTGATAGTGGCACTGCCGACTTGATTTCCGGCATGAACTACATCCCGGTCAATAATGAGTTCTACTCTGACTTTGACAAGATCAATATGATGGTCGCAATTGATTGCACCAATGTACCTACTACTTCGGGCTTCTTTATTGATTGGGGATGGAATCAGATGGACTTGGAGTGCGCTACCAGATTCACTTATCTCTGGCGCAATGGCTGGAGCATCTTCCCAGTTACTGCTCCGCTAGGTTATGGCTTTGGGGATAGCTGGACTCAGGACAACAGCCAATCAGGAGTTTACATAGATGCTCAGTTGCTATGCTCACTTGATAGCTTTATCTGCCAGCAGCAGGAGTTTCTAATTGATGCCTGGGCAAATCTGCTCTGCTATCAAATCCTTTGGCAGAAGGTGGCAAGTCCTAGAGCTAACTACTTTGCTCAGGGCAATCGTGAGTTTACTGAGAGAGCAATGGCTACCTTCTTAGATGGTTATCAGCAGTCGCTGGCTATCTGGGCTAGGCAGCTAAACCTCAGAGGTGAAGGACTGTGCTTCAATTGCGATAATGCAGGATTGATTCAGCAGGGTTTTGTGAGGCCTTAGTACCTTTTGGTATTATACCAATTGGTATAATGCCCTAGGATAATTTCTCAATCTCCCGATTAAGATACCACTGGGCTTTCTTTAAGTCCTCTAGCTTGTTGCCTTTCTTGCCTGCCCTGGAAATATACTTTACCACATTTCCAAGGCAGAAGCCTAACTCCCAAGCCTCAATAACCTTTATTGCCTCATAAGTGCTGTCAGAGCCTCCGTAATGCTCTGGATGATTCACAGCTTCAGCTTTATTAATCATGTCCTTCCGGTGCTTCTGGAGTGGTTGCTGATAGTGTGGTTCTGAGAAGTAATCAATGATGTTGCTCATGGATAGTAGAACAGTTGCTTTGGTTTATTGCTCATTGATACTGAATTGCCTTTAAGCTGATCCAATGACTGAACCATCTGCCCGTTAAAGTACCAGCCAGCATGCCTAGGCTTTGACCGCATATTGATTAGCTCAGCCTTAATCAATACATCATTCAGGTCAATCTTGCCTTCATTAACAATCATAAAGTCAATTAACTCTTCTATTGGATTCATTAGCGTATCAAATTGAATCAAATCGTATCAGTCGCAATTATAGCCAACTTTTGCGACACCTCGTTAATGGCAACGAGGTGTGTTTTAGTAGTCAGGACAGGAATCGAACCTGTATTCAGGGACTTGGAGTAAATTCCCCCTCCGAGTTTGTATGGTAACCAATATACCACCTGACTATGTTAAATAGGCTGTTTTCCAACGGTCACATTTAAATTAATTTACACACCCCCAAAAAGAGATGCGGGATTCGAACCCTATAATTAATCACCTATTTTGTAGTCAGAGCAGGAATTGAACCTACAATCTTCCGGGTCATCCCAGGGCTTTAACCATTAAGCTATCTGACCATATTAATTCTACGGCAATTGTTCTGGTTTGCCGTTGTGTTGTGCGCCATAGACTTCATCATAGTAGGCTTCTGCCCTATGTGCTGCTCTAAATGACATGTTCATTCTTATGAAGGCATCCTCATGTGCCTGCTCAATCTGATCTCTCTCCATTGCTTTGGCTTTATCAACAATATCTTTTCCAATAATTACCTTGACATCATATGCACCATTAGTCTTTAGATATTTACTTTCAATTTGCTGTACAAGCCACTCAAGTGCTGTTTGCTTATTCTCCATAGGATTTCTCATAATAAGTGTCAAAGTCATCTGGAGTTTCTTCGCCTGGGAAGAATAACTTTCCTTCACTTAACTCCTCAATGTATTTGCACCGTTTAAATCCTTCTGTGTAGGCAGCAGATAATTGCTCATTGTGCATTGCCATTGCCTTCTCTATGTCCTTTATTTGCAGAATGCCATTATGTTCAATGATTTTGTCAAGCATCCATTGTACCACTGTTTCTTTATACATCTTCTTCATTTATTAATCTGTCAATTACATGCTTAACATAGCTAAGAGCTGAGATTCCTCCTTGCCAATACTGATTAGTCATAGGAGTGTTGGCCTCCTGCTCAGCCATCCACTTCTTAATCTTTATCTCCTTATCCACAATCACTTTAAGCTGTTCTAGTTGTGTCATATTATTTACCATTTAGTTTGTGATGTTCCCTATGACAAATAGCGCAAAGTGTTGTGCCATTGTTTACATCATATCTTAACTCAGGATGACTTTTATATGACTTAATATGATGTGCATGTAAGTCATCTGAACTTTGGCAAATAGTACATTTGCCATCCCTTAATTTTACTAAAGTAGCCCAAGCCAAATTATTAAAACCTCTTGCTTTTCTAGGAGGCTTTTTATTTTCTGATTTTGGAACATACTTTTTTAAACTTTTTAAATTTTTACTTGGTACTGATTTGAAATATCTAGTTTCTCCAGGTTCAGTATTAATATCACATTCTATTTCTGATAATAGAGTTGATAATATTGAAGTTGGAGATGAAACATCTGTACTTCTCAAAAAATTCTCAGTGGTCTCAAGTGGCTCAACAACATGATAAAGACTTATATAAAAACCATTATCTATTTCTGAGGTAAAATAATCAGAAGGAACAATTCCTGCCTCAATTACTTTCCTTTCTAATTCGTTAAAGTATTTTTCATCATCATGAAATTCAGCTTCAAAATCATCGTACGAAAAAATCTTGGCATATTTAAGTGGTTGTGCAAAACCATATAGCAAGTCTTTTCCATATTTTTCACCAATGGTAATTAACCAACCTTTATACTCATACTGCTCAAATATTTGCAGCTGTTGTAGTTGTGTCATGATATTAGCTCTCCTAGGTTAATTCCATACTCTTCAAAAACTGCCTCCACTTTGTCTGATAGATAATCGCCATCTACATGCTTGCCATCTTCCGACTCATCAATGGCCTTGTGAATTACATTCCTGAGCTGGTATAATGCCAAAGCCATGTTAGTTGCCTTGGTGCATCTCAGGTGCGCCTGGATGTCATCCGGATCATCCATGCTAAAATAAAGTGCTGCTCTCATATTGCTCTTTTCTTAATTGAATGTAAATGACCTATGTGCTTAACAAAACCTCTGCATAGGCACATGCCTACATATCCAGCTTCGTAGTACTTCTTATTGTATTGCTTCTCTGATATGATGTGGTCATTACTTCTCCACTCACACATGTCACTAAACTTGCCCATTGCGATGTAGTCTGACAATCTGCGAAGACCAGGAGACCAAGTCATGCCATGCCAATCACCTTTGAACCGATGTGCCAACTGCTGGTATCTAACTCCCTGCTTTGTCAATTTAACACCTGGAAGCACATTGTGTCCATTGCGGTCATTCGGATGCCTAATCCATACACATGCACACTTAGGCTCAGCCTCTAGCACAGAGCGAGAATCAGCTACAAATCCACTATTGTAAAACTCCCAGTCATCCTCGCAGTGGAAAATGTACTTAGTCTGCACAAGCTGATAAGTCTTGTCAATTGCCTGTGGCTGACCTTCTCTGTTTGTGAATGTCCAATCAGCCATTATTTGCCAGTGCCTCATGAGGAAGCGATCAAGCTCACCCATGAGTTTCTGATTAATTTCTCCGGAGTCATCATGTATGTAGAATGCAGCCGGAGGCTCACCATCCCAATAAGTAACCAGGCTGCTAATGGTTTTCTCTAATAAATCCCACCTGCCGCAACTGGTCAGGCAGATGGTTACATCACGATTACCCATTAACATAAGTAATGAATTTGATAATGAGCAGGGTAATCAAAATGACATAAACGGAGACAAATGTAAACTTCCAGATTATGTCTTTAATTAATTGAGCAACAAGTCTGTTCATATCGATTCTCATATAAAGTAAAGGTTGTCGGCTAATAATAATTCAGTACCTGGAGCGATGTTTAAGTAATTATCTCCCCAAGAGCGCATTTGAAATTCAAATTGCTCTTTGGAAATTGTAAGTCCATAAAAGTTAAGATTAACTCTTTCGCATTCATGGACAAAGCCAATATAGTAAATTCCATAAATCTCATACACAATCATTCTGCCACCTAATAAGGCTACATGATGGAGTTGATTGATGCTAGTTACCTTGATGTCTATCCACATGCTATTGTAAAGCATTCGGACACTTGTTTTTTCGAAATTCATAAGTATTTTGGTTAGATTTGGCTGGCAATTAAGTCAAATGAAAAATAACTGCAAAATTATTTTCAAAAAAGTTTATGCCAGTTTATGACTCTACATCTGCCTTCCTGAAGCAACAACTTAAAAACTTTAAGGAAGCATCCAAAGCCGACAAGGTGCTGAGGGCAGCTGCTCTTTATGCTGCTCCGGCAGTGCAGGCAAGAGTGCAGCAGGATGGAGAGAAGTCTGATGGCAGTCAAATTGGACAATATGGCAACAAAGCTATTCCTTCAGCATTTGGCAAGGCTCAGTCCTTTGCCAGCAAGAAGCGACTTAGCACTCTTAGCAGCACAGACAGCTATAAGCAGCTCCGGCAGAAGTTAGGACTTCAGACTGCTTACATTGACTTTACCTTCTCCGGTGACATGTGGAAGAGCTGGAGGCCTGTGCCTATTTCTGATACTGCTTATGGTGTAGCATTTACATCGGATGAGCAAGCAAAGATTGCTAACTCCTTGGAAAGCAGATTTGGTACTACCTTTGAACTATCTAAAGAGGAATTGGATCAATCACTCCAAATTATCAATCGCCTTGCAATACAATTCTTGAGCAAATGATTGTCACCAAAGTAACTGTTGAGTCTGCGCTAAAATCTCTTTGCGAGAATCTGGCAGGCACATTTGTCAATAACATGCTGAACTATGGCGAGGCTGTTGAGAGCATTGTAGAAGGATCAGCTGGTAACTATGTGACCAAGGATGGACAGACTTATTGCGCTGTTAATGACACCTACCCACTTGTTGTGTTCCTGGTCAGGGAAGGAGCTTCCGTAGAAACTACTCCAGCAGGAGGCAGAGCTAACAGCCTTCTCAGGACAGTCAATTTAAAATTAGTAGCTAACTCAACTTTTGAAAATGCCGAGTTTGGCATCACATCTATAATTAATCGCACTAAAGGCATAACCTATGCAGGCACAGACTTCAACTCAAAAGCAATCGCAAACCAGTACTTCGGGATACCAGAGCGAAATTTTGAAACCTACTTCTTCGCCATTGACTTCACGGTCACCGAGCGAATCAGTTGTGAAGTTGCCTGTTGATGCCATCTACTTTATTAGTCTGCCTAAAGCAGTACAGAGGAGAAGAAGGCTAATTGACCATTTCAGGCAAATAGGACTTACTGATAAGCACGGAAATAAGCCGGAGTTTCACATTGCATCCAATGGCAATCACATTACTCATCAAATAGATAATAGACTTAAAAAGTCTAATAAAAGGCCAATTATAAGTATTAGCGAAATTGGGTGCTGTGCCTCTCATAGAGCAGTTTGGCAGAAGATGCTGGACAATGGCAATGAATATGCCTTAATTCTGGAAGATGATGCTCGATTTGATGTGAAGAAAACAAATCAACTTGTGACAAATTGGAACAGGTTGCCAGAATTTGACTTCCTGCACTTAGGCTGGAACTATTATCCAGGATGGGGAGAGCAGAAAATTGAAAGGGTTGAAATTGATGGCCTTCCCAATCTCTGGAAAGGCAATCACATGTGGCTGACTCATGGCTACATAATCAATCAGAAAGCAGCTAAATTATTCTTAGAGCATACTTACATCCAGAACAATGGCCTAGATGCCATGACAGCATGGATTCAAGACCTGATGTTAAGCTATGGCTTTAAGCCAGAAGTCTGCTTTCAGGCACAAGACCTGAGAGGCCATCAGAGAAGCCAGATTCATCATACAGGGTAACTTATTAATTAACATATATGGATAATTTACAATACATCAGGGATGCCATCCGGGATGGAGGGCATAACTCACAAGTGACGGTAGTCCGCTGGGAACTTAACCCAACAACAGGAGCGCAGGATCATGCGTTTAAGTTTCAAGTCAATGCCAGGATTGCTCTCCGTGAGCTTCAGAAGCCTATCAATAAGCGTTCATATAGTTGGTCAAAGGTTAGGCCACTTGGTGATGTCGTTGTCGGAAAATCAATTTCTGCTGGAGGTGACATGAATAGCCTGAGCAATCCAGAGCTTCTCAGCAAGCTAAAGGAAGAGCTGAAGGCACAAGTCAGGGCAGAGTTAGAGGCTGAACTAGCAGCAGCAACTATCACGGAGGAAGAGGATAAGCCTAAGCGCAAGCGTAAGGTTGTAGCCGATGAGGAATCACTGATTGCCTTACCTTCAGAGTCTCCATTCAACACGGAAAAAGAGTTAAACGATTTACCACTATAATTTATGAATGTAAAAGAGTTTTTAATCCAGCAAGCCAAAAGAGCTGGGGTAAGTGATGATCCTGAGTTTAACCTGATGATTTCAGCTTCTGTGCTTGGTGACATCCAAGTGCCGGAGGCAGTCAGCAGTAAGTTCAACACCAATCTCTATGACTTTGAACTTGCCAAGACCAGCCTTGACCTTAAAAAGCACTTCATCAGTAATTACATGATGGGCTATGATGAGGAGATTATCAAGATGGCTAAGGAGTATGGTCTGGATGGTAATGCCGTTGAGGAGCTTCGGGTGACCAAGAACAGCGGGGATAAAATCAAGCTGGCACTCAAGAAGATGAAGGAGCTGGAAGAGAAGGCAAAGAATGCCACCAATAGCAACCAGTCTGATGAGTTCTTAAAGAAGATGGCAGAGGCTCAGGCCAAGTATGATGACCTGGTAAGCAAGGCAGAGGCAGATAAGCATCTGATTGAGCAGAAGTTTGTCAGTAAAATGAAAAATCTCTGGGAGCAGACTCAGCTAAATGGCATCCAGTGGAACGATCAGATTCCAGAGGCTGCCAGAGTTCCAGCTTATCAGGCTGTGCTGGATAAGAAGCTGGCTCAATTGGATGGTCAGCTTATCTATGATGCTGAGCGGAATATTGCCCGACTTGTTAATGCTAAAGATTCAAGTTTACCTCTTGTGCATAATGGAAGAGAGTTTTCATATTCTGATCTTTCTGCATTAGTTTTACAGGAGAATAAGCTGTTGAAGGAGCAAGGTCAAGGTGGCACTAACCAGGTTCAATTCGCAGCAGGCACACCATCAATACCGACTATTCCTACACAGGCTAGTCAAGGCACTCCACTTCCTGCATCGGTTCGCTCAGCACTTGCTGACATTTCGAATCTTGCGGCTAAACTTTAGTTTAAAAAATGTCACTTTCAACAGCAAATGTCTGTCCAGCGATATTAACCTCCCTGGCTGACAACCTAATAAACAACCCAAGTAATGTGCAGATTCATGGCGGTATGCTTGCTGCACTTACCAGCCCATCAAATCTGGCAGCTGGTCAAATCATCCGTCAGGCCAATGACAATGGCACAGGACAACTCAAGGAAGTTCGTGTGGTTTACAAGGAGCGCAAACTAGCTTCTTCTGCTACCGACACCAAAGATTGCGTGGCTGATGGTCAGATGAACTACATCGAGGAGACAGTTCCAATCAACAATTATCGTGGAGTTAGCTTCACAATGTCTGAGGCTCAGATTCGTACATATTGTGACAGCTATCTTGAGCTTACTCAACTTACGGGTTCGGTTCAACCAGGGCAAATTGTGGAAAGGGCTAATGGCATCGGTGCAGCTCAAGGCGCATTATCGGTTATTCGTGAGATGTTCATGGACTTCCAGCTTTCAGCCAATGCTCTTGTGCAGGCAATCAATGATGACCTGATCACTGCTGCACTTGGTGGAGTTGGTAATTGGTTTGGAGGTGGAACTAATCCTAGTTACACCGTTGAGAACTCTACTGATGGCTCTGTAAAGGCTAAGGGTCTGTTCGAAATGAAGCAGAACTACATGAACACTGGGTTCAACGGTGCGCCTATCATTGTAGGTGGTGCTGGTGCGCTTCAGCGTGTATGGATGAACGATAGCCGCTACTTCGGTCAGGGTGCTAATGGTATCAACTTCGCAACTGTCCGTGATAACACTGGCATTGCTGACTTCTATTTTGATACCAACATCGCTGGCAATATGACCGATCAGGATTCTGCCATCGTGTTTGCTCCGGGTTCACTTCTGTATCTGCCTTACCTCAACTATGTTGGTAACTATGGTCAGATTGGAGTTATGAATCGCTTTACTATGCCGATTCCGGGCTTACCCTCTGTGCGTCAGGACGTTAGGATTCTTCCGGATGAATGCCAGGAGACATACCAGGTCTTTTGCGAGGCAGCGTTTGACCTATATTCTGCTCCTACTGCTATGTTCCCAGCTGGTGATTCAAATGCAGGTGTGAACGGAGTATTCAAAGCTCAGTTTGTTGCTGGTGTTTAATTAACCACAACTCAAAAAAAGAGGGAGGCCAAAAACCTCCCTTTTTTTGTTTCTAACATTTACACAATAACTCTTAATTGTCCTCAATATAGCAATCCTCAAACTCTTCATCACTGCTTTTTGCACTTGGGCATCTGACTAGGATTAGTGGTCTGCCTCTTCTTAGATGCCACTGCCCATAAGTGGCAAACCAGTTCTCGGCTACTCTCCTGCTGTCAAATACTCCTATGTAAGGCTCTTGCCTGCCACTTATTGTTGAGATGACATCAAAGCGATACTTTGAGTTATCCGGTGCGTTATCTGATGCTGAGTGATACATTTTCCTTTAGTTGCGCTCCTGGTACTTCTTCACCATCCTTGATGGCCTGACTTATTGTGGACTTGCTCACTTCCTTCTTGATCACCCAGAACTCAGCCGGAAGCACAGTCTCATCAAGTACTTCCACTGCCTGACTCTTGCGAGTGCTTAGCTTGGCTAGTGGAGTCTCATACCTCCTGATGCCCTTTGCATCCTCTTCTGTGAACACCATCAGCGCAGCCAGTAGTGACTCTCTTAGGCGAAGCACAGTGTTCTCCTTGGCCTTCTTAAGTGCCTGTATGCGCTTAATCTCAGCAGAGGCCTGGTCAGCCTCTGATTCCAGCTTCAGGATGAACTTGGCATAGGCCTCAGCCTTATACTGGAAGTTTTCCCTCCTTATTGCAAGTTCCTCAATGATCTCATCATTGACCTCGCCTCCGTTCTCCTCCATCAATGCGATGAAGGAGAGTTCTTCTTGTGTTAGTTGCCAGAGTGTTGCCATGATCAGAATGGAAATTCATCTTCAAAACTTTCAACCTGAGCAGCCACTTGCTGCTGATGCTGGGCATAGAGCATCTCCTGCTGCTGAGCCGGAGTAGGAGTTGCCACTGCCGGAGCAGGAGCAACTGGAGCTTTCATCATTGCTTGGTACTCCTTGCTTCCTGTAATCATCTCCTGCAGGAAGGTAGGAAGTGATTCGAACTTAGGCCGATCAAACTCTAGCACACTGAACTCCATGCTAGGGTTGTGCTGTGGTGGGCATACCATGCCTTTCATCATTGGAAGGACAGCAGCAATGCGCTCATATACCTTCTCTGGGTTAGCCTTGGATGGCTGATGGATCAGGTTAATCATGCACGGTGCGCCTATGAGCTTAGCAAGGTCAAATGCTTTTGCTTCCTCATCAGTCAGTGCCTTACCTCTCCAGGCATTGAGCATTGCTCTCAGGTTTGACTTCTCATTTAAGCTGAATGTCATCTCCCTGCTGATTGCACATGGCTGCATGCCTTTGTCTTGATTGAAGCACTTAAGCTCTGTGGGTAACTCCCAAGTAAACCTTACCAGGTCTACTACTTTCTCCTCACCCATGTACTTCTGAACTACATGACCAAGGTGAACAACTGAATAACATCTGGCTACATAAGTGCCAGCTGGGATAAGCTCTCTCTGAGTGCTTTCTCCGGTTGATTTAGCGATGATTGCCATAATCTGTTTGGTTTATTTATTGAACAAAAATTAAAGTGCGTAAACGATAGCGCAGATTGCCCAGACTGCTAGGAGTTTTGCGAAAAGGATAATTTGATCCTTTAGGGGCATTTGAGGGTGATTCATATCCATGATTAGAATGGGAGGGTTTCCCCTCCCGATTATGTTTTAGATAAGATTTAAGATTGTTTCTTTTACTTGATTGATAAAAACACCTTTTACCGTTTCTTCTTTTGAAATATTTATTCCTTTAAGATTAAAAGCATAAAGGTTAAAAAGGTCTTGTGATTTGTCATAAGAAACAACCACATGTCTTTTTCCATAAATACCCTTGATTGAATCTTTGCCTTTTACGATTACTGAAGCATTTGTGTTTGCGATGATTGCTTCGATGTTTTGTGCTGTTGTCATGTCTGTAATTGTTATTTGTAAATGTTGAGACAAAGGTAAGCAGAGATTTTATATCTGCAAATTATCTGCAAAAATATTTTACATTTTTTTTATATTTTTTTTCGAATCAGCCTCCCATACTTCAAAAGGGCATAATTGTGCTTGGTATCCACTACCATTAATTGACCTTCATGATCCTCCAGGTTCATCCGGTGACATACCTTTTTGAAGTGTTCGGTAGTCAATCCGTGTTTAATACAGAAGGCATCCAAGCTAAGCCTCTGCTTGTGTCTGCGTGTGCCGCAGTGCTGAAGTATGTCAGCAACCATTGCAAGATTCCACTCATCAACCTTAACCCAAGGATATTTGTAGCCATCCACCTTCTGGGTGTGGAACAGTCTCTTGTACCTAGTAAAGCGGTGCTGTGGAAGTTTATACTTCCGGCAGAAGTCAGAAATTTTAAGTAAGTCCATCCTTTTGGTTTAGGTTTGCAAAAGTAACTGCAAAACTATTATGGCAGGAATAATATTTGAAATGGAGTTGCCGGAGATCATTAGGCCTAACCCACACTTTAAAAAGTATGTAGGCACTGAGGACAACTTCCAGAAGGCAGTTGCCAAGTACCTGGACACTATTGGAGCATTCTGGTTTCATTGCCCTAATGGAGGAAGCAGGAATGCCATAGAAGCAAGCAAGCTCAAAGGTATGGGAGTTAAGGCTGGCATTCCAGACTGTCTGATACTTGATCAGTGGAAAGGCTATTCCGGTCTGGCTATCGAGCTGAAGGTAGGCTACAATAAACCTTCAGAGCATCAGTTGTCAATATTTGACAAATTGATTGCTGCCAACTGGATGGTGGTTGTCTCCTGGTCACTTGATGAAGTAATTAGCATAATAGATTATTACTATGAACATAAATGAAAAAGGATTCTGGGAGAATCCAACCAATGAAGGCCATGCCCATGATAGCAGGCTGGCAGGAGCTATTCTAAAGATACTAAGGCGCAGGAAGTGCGACACCTTGGTAGACTTCGGATGTGGCACTGGAGACTATGCCAGATTCTTCAGGAAGTACGGATTTGTGGTAGAAGCCTATGATGGCAATCCATACACAGAGGAGCTAACAGGAGGCATCGGATCAGTCAAGGACTTGAGCCAGCCATTTAACCTACTAAAGCAGTTTGGCTGTGTAATGAGTCTGGAAGTGGGAGAACACATCCCGGCAGAATTTGAGCAGGCATTTCTGGACAATCTAATTAAGCATGTGCTGGATGATGGCATAATAATTCTCTCTTGGGCAGTGCCTGGTCAAGTAGGTGATGGGCATGTCAATTGCCAGACCAATGACTACATCATGCAACAGATGCAGCAGCGAGGTTTCTACCTAGAGGACACATTGACCAACCAGCTTCGCAAAGCAGCCAGCCTGTGGTGGTTTAAAAATAGTTTGATGGTTTTCATTTAAAATTTGGTGCTTTGATTTCTTCTACATTTTATTTGCAAAAAAATAAATCAAAACATGGAAGAACTAACCGAATTGCAAAAGAAACTGGATGACTGCCGGAGGCACTCAGACAATCACAGGCGGTCAAGAGACTACCACAAAGAGCAATCTGCTGATCTCAGGGAAGAAATAAAGGAGCTATCAGCTGCCTTGGAGTATTGGAAAGGACAGCACAATAAGATGGACGGTGCATTCTGCGAGGCTAGGTATCACCATCACCGATGGATGAGCATTGCCATTGTTCTTGGCATCTTTAGCCTTGGAATGTCAGTTTTATTTTTTTGGGCAGTGAGAAGTTAGTTATATTTGCAAAGCCGAAAGGCCGCTGGGTAGGAGCAGCGTTTGTGAAAAAATTTATTGCCCTTTGTCCGCTTAGTAGAGACTCCTACCTCGAACGGCGAACAAAGGGTTTTTTTATTTTTATGCACTTAGTTTTTAAAGAATTAAAAATTGACATCACTCACAGTCCAGAACTTAACAATGTCAAAGTTATGGTGTGGTTAGATGAAACTCTTGTTGCAGAAGGTATTTATGATGATTTCTTAGATATGCCTTCAGTTGAACAAATTTTACTTGATAGTGGAATATATCTATGAATGGATATCAATTAACCAGACAATGGTTTGAATGGAGATTTAATAATCCAGGCAAACTATCATCAGCTCATGCTGAGCTTTATTTCTACATCGTTGATCGGTGGAACTACTTTGGTCAAAAATCAGAGTTTGGCCTTCCAAGAATGCACACAATGGAGGTGCTTTCGATAGGTAGCAGAAATACTTACAAAAAACTTTTTGGTGACTTAATTGACTATGGTTTTATAAAGTTAATCCGTGAGTCTTGCAATCAATATCATCATGCATCAATAATTGCCCTGTCAAAATTTGAGCAAGCACCTGACACACCACTTGACACACCAACTGAGCAAGCACATGAGCAACCATCTGAGCAAGCACCTGACCCAATAGTTAAACCTAATAACCAACAAACCAATAAACCAATTAAGACTGAACAAGAGTTTAAAGAAGCCTTAAAGCAGTATGAGCCTAAATATGAACTTCCAATGATTATGGCCTTTTGTAACTATTGGACAGAAACTGACCAAAAAGGAAAAATGAGATTTCAAGCTGAAAAGTTTTTTGACATATCAAGAAGGCTGGCAACATGGGCAAGGAATCAAAACTCATTCTATAAAAACCAAAATAAGAGTCTAACCGTAGATGTTCCGCCCGCACCTGTCCGCAAAGTACATGAATCCTTTACCTTTAAGCTCTAACCAAAACAATTATGCAATTTGAAAATTCAGAACTGGAGAGGCAAGTCCTTTCCGCAATGATGATCTCACCGGAGGATAGGCTAACAGCCTTCTCCATCCTGCCCACTCTTGATTGCTTCCAAAATGAGCAACATAAGATTCTAGCCAAGGCAATCCAGGCATTACAAGATGCCGGAGAGCCTGTTGATTTAGAAACGGTGGTTTCCACCATAAAGAAGTCAGGACTAATCAAAGAAGCCGGAGGAACAAGAGCGATAGCAAACATCTATGCCTGCCTAAAGTCTCCTGGTCACATAGAGAGCCACAGCCACCTGCTTATTGAACACTTCCTCAAGGCCAAGCTATACACCTTCAGCATTGAGCTACTCCAGAAGTCGCAGTCTGATGTTGGTGACATCTTTGATCTATTCTCCGAATATCAGTCAAAGTTCGACAACATACTTGCCTCCACAATCACTCGTTCAGATGATGACTTCCAGAAGCAACTCGATGAGTCGGCAAAGGTCTGGCTAAATAGTCAGCCTGGAGAAATCGCAGGCTATCGCACCGGAATTCATGCACTTGATAAACTATGCGGAGGGCTGGTAAATGGTGAACTCACCATCATTGGAGCTAGACCAGGACAAGGCAAGACTGCCCTTGCTGTATCAATAATTCGAAACCTAGCAAACCAAGGCATAGGCTGTGGCATGTTTAGCCTTGAGATGACCAAGCACGAACTGGTGCAGCGATTGGCATCTCAGGAGAGCAAGGTCTTTGCCTTTAAAATCAAACAAGGCGATCTTAATCCATACGATAAGAATGCAATTAATGATGCTGTTCACCGCATGAAGCAATGGCCTATTAAGATAAGCGATGAAGGCTACCTCAACATGAGCAAAATCAGAACGAAGGCAACCATGTGGAAGAACAAGCACAAGATGCAGGTGCTATTTGTGGACTACATTGGCCTAATAAATTCAGTCAATCCGAAAGAGACTAACCGAGTAAACATAATCGGAGAAATAAGTAGAGGATTGAAACTACTTGCCAAGGAACTCCAGATTCCAGTAGTAGCACTTTCACAACTGAGCCGAAGAGTAGATGAACGCAGCGATAAGATGCCTTTGATGAGTGACCTTAGAGAGTCGGGTTCAGTTGAGCAAGATGCTGATGTCATCTGGATGATGCTTAGGCCTGAGTACTACTTTGAGCCAACAGCAACAACTAAAGTAGGAAGCGCAGAATTGCCAAACCAAGACCTTTGCCTGATTGATCAGGTTAAGATGCGCTCTGGTAGCACCGGAATAGTACCTTTGCGATTCGATGCCCCACTAATGCGGCTAAAAGATTATCATGATTGAAATAAATGCCATCCATCTAAGCCAAATGCCAGAACTCTGGCAGACTAATGTAACCTATCAAAACGATCTTATGTACGAACACATTGAACTACCTCCGAATTATCAGGACTGCATGGAATACCTTAACCGAAAGATTAAGCAACTAGATGCCAAGATTGTCAAAGGTGGTTACACCAGGCACATGAGCCGCTGGCAAAACCAAAGAGAGATGTATGCCTCAATTCTGAAATACCTATCTTTGCGAAAACAAGTTTGAAATGCCACTAAAGAAAGGTTACTCAGCTAAGACAGTTAGCTCCAACATCAAGAAAGAGATGAAAGCAGGCAAGCCTCAGAAGCAGGCAGTAGCCATTGCGCTGTCTGTTGCTAAAAAGGCTAAGAAGGCAGCGAAGAAGAAAATGTAGTAATGAAGCACTATTACCATAATATTGGTGAGAATTGGTTTAGCTACCCTAAGCTATATTCAGCAGCAGTTGAATACTTCCGGCCTAGAAGTAACTTTTACGAAATAGGTAGCTGGAAAGGAAGGTCATCTGTTTACATGGGAGTTGAAATAATTAACAGCGGTAAGAAACATTTTTTCACTTGTGTTGATACTTGGGCAGGCTGTGAGTTTACCAAAGACATTGATGCCATCAAGGACAAAACTCTTTATGCTGAATTTCTCAAAAACATTGAGCCGCTTAATGACATAATCACTCCGGTTAGATCCACCAGCCTTGAAGCTGCTAAACTTGTGCCAGATTCATCACTTGACTTCTGCTTTATCGATGCCTCTCATGACTATGACAATGTCATTGCCGATATTAAGGCTTGGTTTCCCAAAGTCAAGCTAGGAGGAGTAATTGCAGGTCATGATTATCCAGAATGGGAGGGAGTAAAAAAAGCAGTTGATGAGTACTTTGGCAATAACATACTTTCAAAATATGGCTGCTGGGTTTATCAGATAACTCCAAAAAATGATTTTTATCAATTTCTAAAATAACCACAAAACAAGGGGCAGAAGCCCGGTACTAAAATTATGGCAGCACCTAAAGGAAACCAATGTTGGATGCTTCGATTGAAGCATGGGCTAGATGGCAGATTCAAAACTCCGGATGAAATTCTTGAGAACTTTGAACAGTATGTGCAGTGGGCTGAAGAAAATCCATTGATTGAAGTGGACTTCAGAGGTAAGGATGCAACAGAGGTCAGATTGCCAAAGAAAAGGCTATTGACAAAGGAAGGCTTTGCGCTGGCCTGTGGCTTCGCTTCATGGGCTACCCTAGCAGTTTATAAAGGCAAATCAAAAGATTTCGCTCAAGTCTTTACACGCATAGAGCAGGCCATCTACACCAGCAAGCTAGAAGGCGCTGCCAGTGGCCTATTTAATCATAACATCATAGCCAGAGATTTAGGCCTGATGAACCAGGAGCAAGTGAATTTGCAAGTGGTGGAGGTGATTAAGCCTAAGCCAAACAAGAAGGGAGCAGAGCAAGAGGCTGATGCCGAAGGTTGATCTCTCAAGTCCTGACTTATGGCAGGAGAAGTACCTGGAAGCAGTCACCGACCCTAAGACCTACAATATACTCTGGGGCGGTGCTGGCAGTGGCAAGAGCCAGACCATGATTCAGCTTTTCCTGGCTGAGATATGCGATAACAAGGCTAATCAGTTCCAGACCTTCTTTGTCATTCGCAAAGTAGCTGCCACCATCAGGAACTCAGTCTTTGCTGACTTCCGCAACAAGATTAGCCAATGGGGATTGGATAAGCTCATCAAGGCCAAGACAGGCTATATGGAGCTTCAGTCAGGCACTAACAAGATTGTGTTTTTAGGCTGTGATGATCCTGAGAAGCTCAAGTCATTAAGCCAGGCTAAATACATCTGGATTGAGGAGGCCACTGAGCTAACGCTTGAGGACTTCACCCAGATAACTCTCCGACTCAGAGGTAAGTCAGAGCATCCAAAGCGTTTCTTCCTGACCTTTAACCCAGTCTCAGATAGCCACTGGATTAAGAAGCGGTTCTTTGATGATGTGCCAGCCAAGGAGCAGAACCAAGTACTCCGCTTGCACGGCACTTACAAGGATGCCATAGACTTCCTCGATGATGAGTATGTGACAAGGATGGAGGCATTGAAGTCAGTGAGCCAAACCTATTATGAAGTCTATGCCCTTGGGCAGTGGGGCATCTGGGATAGGGATTCACTCTTTGCAACCAGCTTCGAATACGCTAAACATGTATATGACGGCTACATCAAGGCCTCTCCGGTGCATAACCTTTACCTAGCCTTTGACTTCAATGTCACCAACACTTGCGTAGTCAGCCAGTACATCAAAAACTCTGAGGAAGGCATCTACTATGCCACTATCAATGTCATCAAGGTGTATCGGGTGGGTGATCTTGCCAGCCTTTGCCAGACCATCCGGCAGGAGTTCCCGGGCATGACCTACATCATCAACGGTGATGCCTCCGGTGCTTCCCGCAATGCCTTTACTCAGGACAATATCTCAGCTTATGCCCTGATCAAGAACTACCTTCAGGTAAATGACATGCAGCTTCAGGTGGCTAAGTCTAACCCTAGTCACATTGCCAGCAGGCTGGTGACAATCCTAGTACTCCAGAAGGCCAAGGTGCAGATAAGTGGCAAGCGGTGTGATGAGCTGGTTACAGACTTAAAGGAAGCCAAGGTAGACAGGCAGGGCAGCCTCGATGCCTGGAAGAATAAGAACCCAGACAAGTCTCATGCTCTGGATGCCTTCCGCTATTTTATTTTCTCTAACTTTGCCGAGATAACATCCAACTTTAATCTGGAAAAGTATGGCACTATGCTGCAATAAATGCTACCCAATCTGCCTGCCCTTGCCTAGCTGTCCAACAGCAGTGTATCTATTCACTCCCCCGGGTGACTATGGAAGAGGCATTCTCGTGAACATAGTTAAGCCAGGAGTCAATGTGCAAGGCCAGCAATTGCTCAGCATTGGAGGTGATGGGTTTGTTGAGATTGACTTAGAGGCACTGCCTGAAGGCTTCTTCAACCCTTGGGGTGGACAGTACACCATTAGCTTTGCTGATCCTGACTTACCCAATAAGCCATTAACCTACATCTCAGTTGATGGTGAGCAGTATGACAGCATCTGCCTGAGCTTCATTCAGACAATCAGTAATGAGGAGACAGTGATAGCAATTATTAATCCTATAAATAATGAACAACCCGATTTATGATATTGATGCAAGTTGTGGAGGCAAGCGCAGAGGCTGTTGCCTTATCGAATTACCTAACGATGCCGAGCCTGCTGATGTTGTTGCTGATAGCTGCACTCAGCGCATCCTTCTCATTGTTTCTGGACTTCCTTCTGGAGGATCACCCAGTTGGGCAGTGGTATCTGTTACAGATTCAGAAGCTCCCGACTTATTGGGCTAAGCCCCTAGGGGAATGCCCATTCTGCTCCGGTGCTTGGCAGTTCCTCATAATCTCTTGCCTTATTTTTCACTATCCATTTTACTTATGTTCAATATTTTTAGGAGTAAACCATCTGCTCCTGCTCCTGTTCAACAAGTGGCAGAAGAAGCTCCTGCTCAAGAACAAGGTGGCAGAATACTTTACAGGGGTGTAGCTCCCAAAGACCGATGGGATCAGATTGAGTTTGCTTTCACCTCCGGGGGAGTCAATTACTTCAAGTTCACAGCAGAGGTCAATGTGCCATTCCAGAGGGCAGTGGCAGCCAGAGACATCTTCACCGAAGAGCTTTGGCAAATCAACCCAGACTACCTGAGAGGCTGGAACAATGGCCTAATCAATCTACTCCTGGACAAGAAGAAGAAGGATGACAAGAAGCTCTATGAGATAGGGATTCTCGCATCCCGGCTAAAGGAACAGATGGAGCTATCGGTTAGCCTGGTCAGGCAGATGAAGCTGGCAACAGTTGTCTACTTTGATGAGCATGAGAATCCACTGGACTATCAATACCCATACAACAAGTCTAAGCTCAGCCATTGGATGGAGCATAATGATGTTCAGGGTTTTTTTTTGAATCTGCCGGAGTACGCCTATCTGCCCTCTTTGACCGAGTACAGCACGAATTTCCCGAACTATTTGCAGGCCGAAACTCTGCAAAACCTAAACAACCTGAAGCACATTATTGGACTGCAATTACCAGACAGCACAGGCAGCGATTTGATGAACAGTATAGAGTTGCAAATGGAGATTTTGAGCGAGTTAAATACTTGGTCGAAAGGCCAATCTACGAGTACTATTTAATTGTGAGTAGCTATATTGCGGATCAAAAGAAGAGGACTAGGGTGAGAACATAATTGTTTAGTGTTTTGGTTTAGTGAAACAGCGAAAGAGCCACTGATATTCGGTGGCTTTTTTAATTGCTATCTTTACGGCATGGCAACGATTTCAACTAATGACATCAAGATCAGGTATGACATTGACCTGAGTAAACTTCAGCAGGCTACTTCTGAATTTGATAAGATTACCTCCGAGGAACGGCAGTTGCTTGCTGAGCTTGGGAAACTCAAGAAGCAGTTTGATGAATTAGGAGATAAAGCCAAAAAGTCTGGTAAGGATGCTGGCGATGCTATGGGCGGCATGGGAGCTGTTGCTTCTAAAATTGCACCAGCAATAGCAGGAATCTTTGCTGCCGATAAAGTCATGGGCTTTGCCAAAGAGGTCATTGCTGTGACTGGGGAGTTTCAGAAACTATCTGCTGTTCTTACCAATACACTTGGAAGCAGGAGTGCAGCAGCTGGTGCAATGACTAACATCCAAAAGTTTGCATCAGAGACACCATTTTCGGTGCAAGAACTTACTCAGTCATTTGTAAAACTAGCCAATCAAGGATTCACACCTACTGTTGCTCAGTTGAGAAGGTTAGGAGACCTGGCTTCCTCTACCGGAAAAGGATTTGACCAATTAGCGGAGGCAATAATAGATGCTCAGACAGGAGAGTTTGAGCGATTAAAGGAGTTTGGCATCCGAGCAAGCAAGGCTGGAGATCAGGTTACATTCACATTTAAAGGTGTTCAGACTCAAGTTCAATTTACCAATGATGCCATTAGACAGTATCTAGTTTCGCTAGGCGATATTCAAGGTGTTAGTGGTGCTATGGCTGCAATCTCTGGAACACTAGAGGGGCAAATCAGCAACCTTGGAGATGCTTATGATAGTTTACTCAATACAATTGGAACTAATCTAGCACCAGTTTATCAGAAGGCATTAGTTTTAACATCTGCATTCCTAAATAAGCTAAACGATTTATTTGGAGGTAAACAAATTAAAGAGGCTGGAGAAAATTTCAATAAGTTATATGAGAAATATAGCAATGCAAGCTCTGAGGCTTTAAAAAATGGAAAAACCAATGCAGAAAGTAGCATAAAGATTGAAAAGGACAGGCTCGCCCAGATGAAACAGATATTTGGCGAGGAAACTAAGGCTGCTGAGGTTGTAATGGAAGAATATAGAGCAAGCGGAAGTGAATATGATGACATTCAGAAGCAGTCAATTACTACTTCAAGAACGGTTACAGCCGAGCAGATAGCTAATCAAGAGTCTTTAATTAACTCATACCAACTAAATATTGATGTATTCAATAAGCTATATGAAGAGAAAAAGAAGAATCTTCAGGTTGATCAAGCCACTGAGAAGCAAGATAAGGCAGCATATCAGGCTAAGTTAAAAATCTATGAGCTTGAGAAGCAACAGCAAGTGCTGATGGCTCAGTTAAGAGGCTCAAAGCTGGGTGAGGTAGGTGCTGAAAAGGTATTTCAGCAGAAGGTTTATGACTTAAAAAAAGAATACAGCACTAAGAACATTGGCATTATAGAAGATGAGGTCAAGGTAGCCAAGCTCCAGCGAGATAAGGCAGCAAATGATTATGAGGATGCAGCCAAGAAGGAGCTTCTAGTAACTAAAGAGGTAAAGATACAAGTTGCTGAAGAGGATAAGACTCTTTACGATAAGCGACTAGCCCAGATGAAGGCATGGCAGAAAGCCTATGAGAAAGGGCTAGCTGATGAAGTTGAAGCGGCAAAAAAAGCAGAAGAAGAAAAACAAGCAATTAAGCAGCTAACCTTAGAACTAGGGCAAACACTTGTATCCGGTGCATTTGACTTATACCAGGCTAACCTTAGCAATGAATTATCGGCATTACAGAAGCGATACAATGAGGAAATAAGGCTAGCTGATGGCAATGAGCAGAAGATTACCGAAATCAATAATAGAAGAGATCAAAAGGAAAGAGAAATTAAGACTAGGCAATTCCAGGCTGAAAGAAATGCTGCTGTGGCTAGAGTTGTGTTTGAAACTGCATCAATAATTGCTAAATGGTCAAGCAATCCGATTACATTGCCTCTTGCTGCCTTGACTCTAGCAACTCAAGCTGCCCAGATTGGCTTTATATTAGCTCAACCAGTTCCTGAGTTTGCAGAAGGTACTAAGGGAAAGGCATTCAAAGGAGGTAAGGCAATAGTAGGGGAGCGAGGGGTAGAGAAGGTTGTCACCGAGTCAGGCAAAGTTTACTTCACTCCACCAACTGCCACGCTTGTAGACCTTCCTAAAGGATCACAAGTTATTCCTAACCACTCCCTGAGCAGACAGGAGGTGTTCCTGGCTAACCACTATGCCAACAGAACCAGCAGCAGTGCTGGCTCTCCGGTGGTAGGCAAGTTAGATGAGATTGGAAGCATACTTAAAGGCCTGCCCATTACTCAGCTTAACATGGATGAGCGAGGCTTTGAGAAGTTTATCCGCACGCCAAGGCGCAGTACTAAGATTCTTAACAATAGATTTGGCATCAATAACTAATGGCAAACTGGAAGTTTTTTCTCGATGGGAATGAAGTAGAAGAACCAATTGGCTGGGATGCCATTGAGTTCACTGCCATTCGGATGGATAGTCATGGCATAGATCAGCCATTCAGTACTGAGGTCAGATTCTATGCAGAAGGAGCAAGGTATATCAAGTCAATCTATGACCAACACTTCATCAATCAACCCATTGCCATAACCATTACTTCTGATGTAGGCTATGGGAACTCCTCATACCAGTTCGATGGCTTTCTTAATCTGGCAATCTATCAGGAAAAGAATGTCTGTGATACCGATTCTTGGGAGATTACGGTAGGAATCATTGATGACAATTTCAGGGAGGATTTCAAGGCCAGAACTGATGTAGAGATTGACCTGACAAAAACCAAAGACTTAAATGATAGCACTATCAACGCATTGGCATTCCGAAATGTCCGGATGCACCGGATGCTTTTATACTTGACTGCTACTGGTAAGAACTTTGCGGATATTACTGGCTATGCCGAATTTGATTCAATTCCAGCTGTAAGAGCAGCACTTAGTGTTCCAACCTATTGGAGTCAATCAGATTTGAGAGAGGCTTACGGAAGTACATTAAACACTGCTGTTATTCAAATAATAGGGGAAACAAATTTTGCCAGCGGTGCAATTTTTGTCAATAATCAAAGTGTAACAAGAACAATTGAATATGAAATAAAAGTTTCTTTTGATGGTCAAAGATATTTAGGGACAGCAAATGCAGAAACATTAGAACTTCGAATTTCAGAACACGCTGGAACTACTTTTATTTCAAAAATTGTTTTATACACTGTTTCTCTTGGTTTTAACCAATCATTTTCAAATTTAAATGCAACGTATACAGGAACTTTTAATTGTCCTCCAGGACATACCATAAGTCTGCAATTTGTTGCTCTTGGTGTAGGGGTAAAATGGGGAGCAAATATTAATATCTACGAAGGTTACACCATTACCCTTAATGAAATAAACGAAGGAGAATTTGCCTCTACTTCTGATGTTCTTACGATTGAGCAATGGCTAAGGAGGTGTATCTATGTAATGACCGGAAGCAATAATAAGCTGCTATCAGATACCTTTAGTGAGTCAGGAAACGGATGTGAATGGAGTTATGCCCTAACCAATGGTATCAGGATTAGGAATAACACCACAGAGGCAGGAACGCAGTTAATGACTTCTTGGAAGAAGACCTTTGAGGAACTTGATAAAATCTTCTGCCTTGGATGGGCATTTGAATGGACAGGATCGGAGTGGAAAATTAGGGTTGAAACCAGAGATTACTTCTACCAGAACTTGGTAAGTCAATCATTTGCCAATGTAGGAGAGGTTGTTCAGGCGGCTAAGGTGGATATGCTTATGAACAATATTACTACTGGCTACACCGACCGCTGGAAAAACATTCAGATTTCTGGTGTTTATGCAGTTCATACAGAGCGCAACTATTTCATTCAGAATAGGGCAATGAATGAGAACTCATCTGCAAAACTGGATTTAAGATCAAATATAATTGCCGAGGGCTATGCGATAGAGTTTTACCGGAGAATGGCAGACATTACCTATGGTGCGGCATCTTCCGATAGGCCGAATGATAATGAGACATTTATTATCTGGCTTAACCGGATTGAATTTACAATTCCCACAATTGAAACAAGTGAGTACAATCTGCCAGAGGAAACTGGATCAGAAACATTTGCACCGGGAACGGCATCGGCAAGTAGTAATATAGCTTGTAATGTTAATGGAGACATACTGGACAACAGATATAATTTTGCCATCACTCCGGCAAGGAATGCTTATAGATGGTGGAAGTGGCTTGGAATGTTTACTTATAAAATGCCAGGATTTGTTGCACTCCGGTATCAAGTAGGCCAGTACTTCACCAACATTGAAATAGGCATAATCACAGGCTATGATTGCAATATTTTTGCCATAGCAGAGCAGGGCATTGAAGAGAACGATTCAGTCTCTCCAGTTCTTCTGGATGAGCCTTATAAGGACTATCTACTCAGGCCAATTGAGGTAACATTTAGTTACCCACAAAGTCTCTGCGATTTCTTAACTTTGTCTCAGGATGAGCAGTACAAGAAAGTAAGGCTCACCTCTGGCAGTTTGGTTATTGAGGGATTCATAACTTCGGCAACCAATCAACCGGAAGATGCCTCCGGTGGTACAACTCAATTCACATTGCTTTACTCCAATCAACAATCAGAGCCGGGTGGAGCATTTGATGATGGATTTGATGATGGATATGACAACGGTGGTTAAATATGCCTAACATTACCAGGAGTGCCTTAGATGCACTAAGTCTCACTAACTTCCCGAACAATACTTCACAGCTCATTTCTCCAGCTGATCTAAGGGATTGGCTGGAAAATGGGATTGACTCTTTTGTCACCCAGAAGGATTCCTCTAGGCTTGAAAATGTCATTTATGAGAATGAAGGAAGTGATATAGCGGCATCTGCCACAGTTAATCTAGCAAGTGCTACTGGTAACTTTCTTCACATCACAGGAGCAGCAACAATAAGTTCATTCGGCACTTGTCCAGCTGGAGCAAGGTTTGTTTTAGTCTTTGATGGCATCTGCACATTGACTTACAATGCCACATCATTGATTATTCCAGGAAGCAGCAATAAGACTACTGCTGCCAATGATTGCTGCATGATAGTGAGTGAGGGTAGTGGCAACTGGAGAATAGTAGGCTACTTCCCTATCTCTGGAGGAGGTGGAGGAGGAGGAACAGTAACTGCTGTAACAGCTACTGCTCCATTAGCATCAACTGGAGGAACTGCGCCAGACATTAGCATTCCGCAAGCCAATGGATCAACAGATGGTTATCTTAGTTCTGGTGACTGGACAACATTTAATAGCAAGGGAAATGGAACGGTTCAATCGGTTAGTGGAACAGGAACTGTCAATGGAATATCACTGTCTGGAACAGTAACTGGTACAGGCAACCTAACTCTTGGAGGCAGTCTTAGTGGAGTAAGCCTGACAACGCAAGTAAGCGGAACTCTTCCATTTGGCAATGGAGGAACAGGCCAAACAAGTTATACCGATGGTCAATTACTAATTGGAAATACTTCTACTGGAGGATTAACCAAAGCAACATTAACTCAGGGAAGCGGAGTTACCATTACTAACGGAAATGGAACTATTACTATTGCCGCAACAGGAGGAGGTCCGGCAACAATTTCAATAGGAAGCACCATTACCTCTGGAACTAATGGATCAGTATTGTTTGTTGGTTCAGGCCAATTACAACAGGACAATACAAACTTCTTTTTTGACAATGCAAATGACCGACTAAGCATTGCAGGAACTACAACACCTGGAGCAAGGTTACAACTTGGAGCAGGAAGTGGAACTGTTCCACATTTGATTCTTACTCCTACTTCCGCTGCAACGATTAGTGGAACTACTAATGGTTCTCTCTGGGTTGATACTGCCAGTAGCAACACAAGCATCACAATGCGCAAGGATAGCAATTACACGAAGATTGTTACCATTGACCGCAACCCAGACTTGGCTACCAGTGGAACTGCGCTATTGCAGGCAGATTCCAATGGCTCAATTAGTAGGGGAGGAGAATTAACTGCGTTGGGGATATATGCTCAGACAAATACACCAACTGCAATAACTACTGGATCAGGGTCTCTTATAGGCACAGTTACAGGAGTTACTGCGCTTCCTGCTAATTTCTTTGGAACAGGTAAAACTATTGCGTTTTATTTATCTGGATTAATTAGCATGGCTAATTCGGGAGGCCCGCTTGTTGCAATTGATTTCAGAATAACCGATGGAACAACAACAGTTACTTTAGGTACACTTAGTTATGACACTACCAATTTAACAAATCGTGTATATGTTATAGATACAAGTATTACTTGTAGATCATCAGGTTCTAATCCGGTTTTTGGTGTAGCAGGAAAAATGATTGTGAATCATACTGCTAAAGATCAGGAGACAGTTTTTATTACTCCTGCGGCAGTAACCGCAACATCATTAAACACATCATCTGCCTTGACATTACAAGTAGTTGCTACTTGGACTAATCCAGGAACAACAAGTTCTATAAGTTCAATTGTTAATTATTGCCACTATCTAAACTAATGCCACTAACAACCATATATGATGGAGGCACAAGGGTAATAGGTGACTCTACTGCCATTGACCAGACACTGCATCCTAATGTGATGAGTTATATTAACATCATAAGTCAGAATGGATACTCAATGAGTCTTAATGAAATTGATGCAGTAAATAATTTTACATGGTTGTTGGTAACAAGTGGATTGTGGAGTAAATTAATTGCGATATATCCAATTATTGGTGCAAGTGGAAATACTCATAGGTTTAATTTAAAAGACCCAAGGGATGATAATGCCGCATTTAGATTAAGTTTTAGTGGAACTTGGACTCATGGTTCAACAGGAATGACTCCCAATGGAACTAATGCCTTTGCAAATACATTTTTAAATCCATCAACTCAATTAACTGTATCTGCAAATTCAGTATCTTTTTATAGCAGAACACAATCAATAGTGGGCCTTCCTTATGATATTGGGGCAACTACTGATGGGGCGGCAAATCTTAATCCATACGGATTAATAACCAGATATAATACTGGCCGTTCTTATTATATGAATGGAAACTATGGTATCTTGCCTTTAAATGGAAGTAGTTTGGGGTTTTTTTTAGGATTTAACGATAGCACAAATTCAAGATTACACAGAAATGGAACTCTATTAGCAACAATAGCAATACCAACTGCTACTTTACCTAATTTTAACTTATACATTGGCGCAAATAATAGTGGAGGAGTGGCATCCCTTTTTAGCAATAAGGAATGTGCATTTGCATCAATCGGCAATTCAAAATTAACCACTAATGAAGCAGTAGTATTTTACAATTTAGTACAGGCATTTCAAACTAAGTTAGGAAGACAAGTATAAATTTAAGAAAATGGAATATCAGGGTTATACACTTTATCAAATTAGCAACCATCCGACTATTAGTACGATGGAGCGTTATGTGTCATGGGCAGGACTTGATATTGCCTCAGATGCCAACTATGGATTCTATATCAGGCTCAAGTATCGAGTCTGGGCATTCCTGGATGGTGTAGAACTTCCTATTTCTCCTGATGCCAAGTATGTAAACCTGTTAGCCGATAATTCGACCTGCGTTAATTCTGCCGGACAGATAGTTGATTGTGGCACTCCAGATTCAATGGGAGAGTATGACTTCTACATGGCTCTGATTGATGAGCCTATCATAATTCAGGACTTCATCACGCAGAAGATCACCTGGGCAGATAGTGAGGGTAAATTCAACACATTCTAATGGGCAATCCAAATCCTTTTTACCGATTTGAGACCGGATGGAACTCTGGGTTCTATCCGGACAACCAGATAGTCTCTGACTTACTCAATGAAGTGTATAGTGCCATCAACACGGCATTACCTACCATTGCAGTAATAGGCACAACAACCTTAAACCAGTTGAAGGCATCGGTAAAGGGCATAGTGGATGTATTTAATGAGTATCCCTACTACGGCAATTTCAATGTAAAATCTACCATAATATTTGTAGGGCCAGATTATAATTACACTATCACGGTTCGGGATGATGGATTGTATGCTACGGATAACTCTCAGGAACTCACCATCACCGGAACAACAGATGGATCAAAGGTTCTGCTCACGGCAAGCCTAGCCTCATTTACTCCCGGTGCATACACAGCCACATTCGATGCCCCTTTAATTGATGTGGAAAAAAAGGTTCAAGAGGCATTAAATGTAGTGGACTTAAATGGCTCTGCCTTGTTTCCAATTACTTACAAGTTTGATCCAACAACAGACATTGCCACCTCTGGTCTGGCTAGGGGAAAGAACTGGAAGCTCGACAATGGTTCAATACAGCGACTCCCTCCAGCTCAGAATCCATACAAAAACCAAAGGACATTCCAGTTGCCTCAATTAAGTGGAGATGATGCCTACATCATTAGTATCATTGAGAGAATTATAGAATTTGGCTTTAGTGTCAATTTACCTACTGGATTTACTGATTTTTTCAATTCAATACAAACACCAGTATTATATTCTAAAAATTTTCAAATTGCTATTTACACAACCTATCCTAGAGTTCAATTTACTTTTACTAATAACCTAGGAAGGCAGTTTACTTTAGTAGGGAGAAAGGATGGTGATTGGTTATGGCAGAGATTTGTAACAGATGACGGATTTACTACACCAGATATTTTTAGCATCTATAATGAAACGACACCATTGCCTTATGAACCAAATATTGCAGGCAGATGGTTATATCAAAACAATCCTGTATGGTATTTTTATGACTTTGAATTTGTAGAGTTTACCTCAGGATGCTTTGAGAGCAAGGAGTTTTACCCTATGCCTGCAAAGCCTGGAGATCAATTTCAATTTAATGTAGTAGATGGCAACCTAACAGGAATTGATGAGGTCAGTGTTGGGCTATTCACGGAATCTGGAGACTTTATTCAGAAGATAGGGGAGGCCACTCGTGAGCAGAGGTGTTGTTGCAACCAATATGTATTTACCAGAGAGTACAGTGCAGCTGAATTAGATCTTATAAGATTTGAAATCAATGCCAATATAGGCGGAGATGATTGGCGGTATTACTTCTTCATTTCTAATGGCACTGATGTAATTCAATCAGTAAGTCAGCCTATGCCTTCAGAGTTTATCACAACTCCAAGTGAATTAGATGCTTATTTTTCGCAATTTTCAGGGCAATTTCTTTTTTCAGTCAATATAACTGGTAGTGATTGGGAGACTGCTTCAGGCACAATTACCATCACTACATTGACAATGAATTGCGATGAGCCTGTTCTATACATGAATGAGCAATTTGCTAATGAGTTTAATCCTATAATTCCTAGCACTGTTACAGGATTTACAATCACCTCAGGAGGGTGTGATAACATTGACTTATCACAATTCTATGCATCTGTTACAATTCCAAGTAAAAAGGGGTGCTACCGGATGGGTTTATACAATGAGCCAATATCTAGCTGTGAGCTGACATTTGAATATGTCTTAGAAGCAGAGGCATTAGAATCTTACATTATTTCGGTTAATGAGATAGCCTCTTCTTTATTTCCATATCTTGGTTTTTCTATTGATGGAGTGAATTTTATATACACCGAGCTTACCACAGCATCTTATACAGCAGAAACATTGTCTGCATTTATCAATGCTAACATCACTGGGATAACGACTGATGTTTATTTTTGCAATCCTCCATCAGCACTTCTATGCATGTCATTTACTTACACTCAGACGGTTGAGTGCGGAGATGATACTTATGCATTAATTAATCAACAAACAGCCGATAATGGAGTTCCAATAGGAGAACCATTATTTACATCGGAAAGTCAAACTTGTGAGTGCGGCTCAACTTATTCACTTTACTCTTTAAGCAACATCATTAACATTGATGCCTCCGATTGCTTCTCCACCATGCTTGAGTTCTGGGCAGATAGCAACTCAGTTGCCCAAGGCATGGAGTATTATGGTAACTGGAAGCAGAGAGTACGAATTGGCCTAAATGGAGGAGGAGAGAAGCCTGTGTTTGAAGAAAGCCTGTACAGGCAGTCCAATGGTGTTCACAGAAGACCTCAAAACAAGCAGGATTTATCATTAGATTTGCATACAGATTTTTTCGACTTAGATACACAGCTAGCGATGACCGATGCCACTCGCCATCCTTACTTAATCTGGGAAGGGAAGTCAATTTTTGTGAAGGGAGATATTGAAGTTGCCACCATTCAAGATTTCACGACACAATCCTCTTTTGAAACTTTATCACAAATGAAGTTTCAGGCACTCATTCAGGGCTTTCAGCCCAGGAACTCAAGTTGCTTAACTTGCTAAAAAAACAATGTCAATATTTTCATTAACATGCCCCGATGTCGGGTGCTATCAGAACTTCCAGTGTGATCCGGAGTTCCAGAATAAAATCGTGGCGGTGGCTTATGTTCGTAAGTCGGATGCCCTAACTGCTCAAGAGAAGTCCACTGCTGATAATTGGATTGCTGCTCTTTATGACCGCTATCTGAATGCTGAGGCTTACCTAGTGTTTAACACATCTGGTGAAAAGCCAAAGCCTGAGACAGCAACTACTGCTGGTCGTGGGATGCAGAACACTAAGGCTCTTGCCAAAAATCATACCCTGACTTATCAGGATATGCAGGGTGTTGTTCAGAATAATGTTCAGTTCTACAATGACATCCTTTCGACTAGTCAGAACTTTGACTTCTACTACTTCACTCCTGGTCGCATTTGGGATGCCTCTGGTTATTATGTCACAGTTATCGGTGATCCAATAATCACTGCTGACCTGAACACATACCAGATGGCTGAAGTCACTGTGAACTGGGTTAGTAAGGTCAATGCATTGCCTTATGAGTTTGATACAGATACTTTCCTTGAAGGCCTTTACTACATCATTAGCTATACAGGAAGTTCTGGAAGCACTTATGTAGGCAACACCATTACAAGTGCATGCACAGACCCACAGACTGTTACTTTTTCAGCTGTTCTAAACATTGGAGCTATCTCCGGTGCGCCTGAGCAAGTATGGTCAATTGAGGAATCTGAAGACAGTGATGACATCACAGACATTGATCTTGAAATTAACCCTGAAACTGGTGTCCTTACTTGGAATCCTGCTACTTTTACTGGAACTTACATTTTTACAGTTACAGTGACCAATGAGAAGGGATGTGTATTTGGTCAGGAGATTATCACATTGATTGTTGATTGCCCAGAAGAAGGCTAATTGAATTATGGAAGAGTTAATCGGGATACTACTATCAAAGTTGCTAGATCGGGAAATCCGGGAAGGCAGGCACGACTACATTGTGGAAGCTCGTGAGAAAGCCGAGGAATTGGAGTATCACTTTGAAAACGAGTATCCCGACAAACTCCTCCACACTCAACATCCAAGTGAAGAGCCTTGGATGAAGGAGTACAGGAGGCGGAGATGGCAAGCTCCAACAACAACTGCCACCGGGAGAGTATTTACTTTCCTCCAGAAGATTCAGCAGGCTGATGACTTTAAAATCACTTTTGAATCTGACTTTAAAAAGACAGGCATAGCTGAGCGCATAGGGTTAATGGATAACACCTTAAAGCACTATGTTGAATATGAGCTGCCAAAGACAGGAAGCCTAGAGAAGTGGCTTTTCAATGTCTTTTTAAAGACTTACCTAAAAGATTCCAATGCTGTAGTTATCACCATGCCTGATTATGATGAGTTCATCGAGAACCCATCAGGCACAACTACCTTAGACTGGTCTAAGCCTTACCCACACATCATTGAGAGTGAATACCTAATCTGGGAAGGTGAGGATTATATTATAACTAAGACTGAGGATTACAAGGACATGAACCGCAAGAAGTGGGATCAGTTCTTATGCTTTACGACAGAGGGGCTGGTACTATTCAGGCAGGTCAATGAGTACACCTATGAGCAGCCATTCCAGATATTTATCCTGCCTTATCAATTTGGCTATCTGCCTGCCTGTAAAGTAGGCAATATAATTTACGAGGAAGAAGATGGTCAGTTAGTCTATGACTCAGTCCTTGCTCCATGTCTGCCAGCATGGAATGAAGTGCTGTTCAGGACTGATGACCTTAATATACTTTGGGCAACTCATGCCCTGCCCCAGAAGTGGGCATTGAAGATGTCACCATGCAAGACCTGCAATGGTACTGGCATTAGAACAAATCGCAAAGAGGAAAAGATAGGTTGTAATGATTGCCAAGGCTCTGGTAGAGCATCCAGCTCACCATTTGGGCTGATGGAGATCAACATTGACAGAGTGAGTGCTGTCAATCCTACACCATTAGTTCCTCCAGTGCCTCCGGCTGGTTACATTGAGAGGCCAACAGAGACTGTTAAGCTATTCCAGGAGGACATCTTGCAGAAAGAGTTTCAAGGTTTTAAGGCCATTGGTCTGGAATTGCTCGGACAGATTCCTGCTGCTCAGTCAGGCATTGCCAAGGAGTATGACCGGAAGGAGCTTAATACCTTCTGCTTCTCAGTGACCGTACATCTGGCTCAGGTTTATCGCAAGGTATGTTTCTACATCATGCTCCAGAGGTATAATGCACTTTTTGCATCTTCCTTAATGGACAGCGATAAGATTCAGGCAGCACTGCCTCAAATCACTGTGCCTACTGACTATGATGTAATGACTTCTGACATGGTAGCAGAGCAGTTAAGGAAGGCTGTGGATAGCAAATTCAATCCACTGATTACAGCTGGAATTGAGATGGACTATGTTGAGAAACTGTATGGAGAGAATAGCATCCAGAAGACATACCTCAAACTATTAAGTAGCCTCGATCCATTGCCATTCAAAAGTACAGATGAGAAAACAGTTCTGCTTGCATCTAATGGATGCTCTCAGCTGGATTACATCCTAAGTGCTAACCTTGCTGCCTTTATCACTCTAAAGGTGGAGGAGGATGCTACATGGTATGATAAGCCATTCAATGTGCAGAAGGCAGAAGTGTATGCATTGGCAGCAGAGAAGCAGGCAGAGATCAGGGCAGGAGTAGTGCCAATAATGCCTGAAGGATTATGATATGGCTAAAACTCCTGAGCAGTTAATTAAGCAAATTCAGGAACTCCAGATGGCGATTGAAAGCCGGATGGATGATGCTCTGCCAAGGGTTTTTGCAAAACTATCTGACCAGGTAATTGACCTTGCCTCTAATTTATCACTTGATCCTAAAGACAGGGCAAAGTCATTAAAGGAGCTAATTAAATTAAAGAAGGACATTGCTGACACTATTATTACTAACGCTCCTTATCAACTTCAGGTTGCGGAAGTCATCAAAGGATTCGAACTCCTCTCAGAGTTAAGCAATGAATACATCACCATTGCCATAGGTGATTTTAGTGAGAAGAAGGCACTCTATAAGGCTATACTGGAAACCAACATAGCCACTACTAAGGATGCTCTGCTAGGTGCTGGCATTAGGGAGAACTTCGGAACAGCCATTCAGGAAGTCCTAAAGGACAACATTGCTGGAATAGGCTCACGGTCTCAGCTTAATAAGACATTAAGAAAGTTTATTGAAGGCACAGAGCAGGAAGCACCATTCTTGAACCGATACATTAAGCAGACTACCAATGATGCTGTAATGACCTTCAATGCCGAATACATCCAGACCATTGCTGATGACTTAGATGTGGAATACTACCTCTACCAAGGCACACTGATTGAGGATTCAAGACCATTCTGCCAAGCAAGAGCAGGCAGATACTTCACTACCGATCAAGTCAAGGCATGGCCTAATCTAAAGGGCTGGAATGGGCGGATGGCTGGCACTAACAGCAGCACAATCTTCATTTATCGTGGAGGCTACAATTGCCGACATCAGCTCTGGCCAGTTGCCAAGGAGCAGTATGAGGCTGCTCAGGAGAAAGGCAGGGCAGGCCTAAAATAACTGCAAAACAATTATTCAATTATTTTCCCGGTAGGCAATAAGCATTGAGATAGGCTTTAGGTGCTTCTGCTCCACTACAAGTCTCTTGCCATGCCCTAAATTCATCTCTACCAGGCATTGCTCAATTGACTGCTTACGGATGTATCCTAATATGGAAACTTCCAAGGCCTCCTCATTGACATAGCATAGGATAAATACATCAGCTCCTATCTCCTTTCGATTGTTAAACACTAGCCTGCCTGTCTTATACTTAGTGCTTTTGACTTGAATGTCATATTCATACAGCATCAAGTCGGTGCTGCCTCCATCTCCTTCCAGGTTAATTGTAGTGTCAAATGGCAGCTTTAGAGCCTTAGCCACAGCATATTCCCCTAGAACACCTAATAAGTCAGCCTGTGATTGTGTATTGCCCCAGCGAGCAACGGAAGGTCGGTCAGGATGGACCTGATCCTTGAGGAAGTGCCTGCCTGTTGCCAGCACTTTGAGAAACTTGAGTTCTCGCTCTGAAATCGTTATCTTCAAGACTCATAAGGGGTTACAATAATAGCACATAATTATTGATATTTGAGCATGAAAAAGGCAAAAACAGGCAGCACTCCAGTTGCTAAAATTAGCTTCGGGAAGAGAAGAGAGGGCAAGCACCGGAAGGCTAGAAGGCCAAAGGAGGGCAATGTCAAAAAGTATAAAGGACAAGGAAGATAATGGCTGAGAAGAAGTATAAGACCAAGGTGAATGGCAAGACTGTCAAATTCGGGGCTAAAGGCTACTCCATAGCACCGGGTACTGCCAAGGGAGATAACTACTGCGCTCGTTCTTCTGGAATCAAGAAGTGTAAGAACCCACCATGTGCGAATGACTTGAGCAGAAAGGCATGGGGCTGTGTTGGCAAAAAGTCTGTAAAAAGTGCAGCAAAAAAATTCACTCGCATTAAGTAATTTTACAGAATGCAACTAAAGCATTTTACACTTTCGGAGTTTGACTCTCCAGATGCTCCAGGCTCAGGTAGCAATATGAAGCCTGCATTCATGCAGAGACTTGACAATGCCAGATCATTAGCAGGAGTGCCATTTAAAATCAACTCAGGCTTTAGAACCACTGTTCATAATGCCAAGGTTGGAGGAGTTGCTGATAGTTCACACACACAGGGATGGGCAGCTGACATAGCTGCTACTTCCGGCACATCTAAGTTTCAAATTGTGAATGCTTTGCTGAAAGCTGGATTCACACGCATTGGGATTGCAAGTTCATTTGTGCATGTGGACTCAGACCCTGCAAAGCCTGCCCAGGTAATCTGG